GCATTCTTTGTTTTTGTAGCAGCTTCAGATACCTTTTCCTGAGCACTAAGCATCTTAGTTAAATTAACAATGTCTGTTCCTGCAGCTTTAGCAATTAAATTTCTTTCTACCACATTTAATTTTTCTAAATCTATTTGATCGCCAATCTGTCGTTTAACTTCTTCCATCATTCCTACCAGGTCATTCTGCATCATCAACCGTCGTGCCATATCAAAATTCATCTGTGTACCGAGAACTGCATTAGCTTCAAATTGTGCATTTATAGAACCTTCTATATCTAATAAATGTGTAGATATTTGATCAGCAACATCCAATCCTACTCCCATAGCTCTTATATGAACAGCTGCTTTCATAAATCCTTCAGCTGCTCCAGATGCATGTTTTGCCATCAATTCTGTAGAGTTTGCTATATCGTCAAATACTTTTGAAGGTAATACTCCTTTAGCTCTAGCAAAGTTAGCTACGGTGTTCTGTACATTAATTAATTGTTCATGACTACTATCCGATAAAGCAGTTTGTATTCTTAATAACTTTACTGCTTGAGCTGCTTCTATTCCATAAAAGAATGATTGTTTTTTAAGTTGCCATGCTATTTTAGTATTTACATCATTGATGGTTCCAAACTCTTCCGCCATCGCTACAACATAACCTTTATTAATTAATAATGCTGGACTCAGTTTAAGGGTCTGTCCTACAGAAAGCCCTGTTTCAAATGCAAACTTAGCCATACCAGCTGCCATTGCAACTACAGCTGCGGCAATACCTAAACCTAATAACTTCATTTTACTAAATCCTTGTACTACACCTTCTGCTCCATCTCCTGCAGTTAATAGCTTTTGACCAACCATATTCACTCCAGCAGCTGTCGCCCCAGTTGCTGCTGCACCTTTTGCACCAAATATTTTTTTGAATCCCTTAACAAATTTTGAACCCAGAAACATTTCCCCCAACTTCATATTTTCTACCATTCCAGAAGTAAAACCTTCAATTGAACCACCAAATATACCTTCTTTCACAAACCCACCTACTACTTGAGCTCCTTCTCTAAATGTATCCTGCATACCTTTGCTTATATCACCAAAATTTATAGCATCGCCTATAAAATCTCCTAAGAACGGAATTTGACGAATTGTACTCTCTATACCAGATACCATTTTATCTATAGAATTAGCTCCTGCATTTACCAAATTATTATAACGTTTTTGTGCCCCCTGTATTCTTTTCAACTGTTTATATTGGTCTCCTAAAACTTTATCTCCTGCTTTTTGAGCTTTTAGAATTTCATCATTTATGTCTTTCCAATCTACAGTTTCTTTATGGATATCTTTTGTATTTGATAAAACCTGTTTTGATATATCTAAAAAATCTTTATTACTACTAGCTATTTTTTTAGAGGATGATTCAGATAACTGTACAGATTTATTTATAGCTACCCACAGACCAGAAATACTCCTAAGTAATCTAGGTTGATCTTGAAGCAACTTCTTTAGTTCTTTTGCATCATCTATTTGTTGTTTTGTGAAGTTTGGGTCTGCCATAAGTTTTATTTTCTTTTAATTATATAGTGCAGAATACACTATATCTAAATTACATTCCTACTATTTTATCTAAAGCATCCATTTTATTTGCCAATTCAGGATCGTCTTTTCTCATCTTCTCAATATGTCTTACAATACGTTTTCCAATTTCATCTGCAGCCTTTAAATGTCTTTTCATAACTGGATCTCTTGATAAAGCTTTCATAACTTTTGAAGATTTCCTTTTTGCGATTGCTTTAAAAAGACCACCGAGAAATTCTGTAATTATTTTATTTTCTTTTACTATATATTTAGCCAAGATTGACTCCTAAAAACTTAAATTGAGGGATTCATATATAAATATACGAATAATCATTTTTTAATTTTGGGAAAATTTGGGTTTATAGATTTTCTTTGAGATTTTTCTATAGCTTCTTTTTCTTCTTTATAAGCCTTGTCTAATCTTTGAATATACCATCTTCTTAGATAAACTGGCATATTATAGGCTTGTTCAAAAGGTATTGAACCTCTAGAATTAAATGTTAGTTGAAATATCTGTTCGTGGATCTGAGCTTTATACTCAGGCGGAAGGCCAAAAAAACTGTACCGTCATCGGGACGGTAACTTCTACCTCCTCCCCGTCCACATCAATTAATATTTCTAAATCGATATCGGGGGTGTTGTCTGAAATATATTCTCTAAATGATCTACTATCTACAGCGAAAAATTCATTATCTACAAAGTTATTAACAAATGCTCGTTCAGAATTACCATCAACTTCAAGTATCATATGTTTTAATCTAGTAGTAAGAGTTCTATCTATATCACTAACTTTACTTAATGATTTAGCTTGTTTTTCAATAGATTCAACATCACCACTAGTTAATAATTTATACTTAATAACTCTATCTGTAGTAGGTAAAGTAAATTCAAATAAATTTTGTCCTTTAGTCATCTTACTAAAATCTACTGAAACATCCTTCAATGAAGTTAAATCCAAATTATGTGTAGTAGGTTCTCCAGTAACAGGCGAAATAACTTCAAACTCATATTCTTTACCATAAGCTAACACTCTTGCAGCTATCAATAAAGCATTTTTATCACCAATCAATAAATCATCCACTTTGACTTTTTTATCAACTATCAAACTAGCTAAAAGTACATCTAAAACAACACCTTTAGCAATAAGATTTTGTGATGTCAAAACATCTTCATCTTTAGCTGTCATATATTTTAATTCGACCTGGCCACTTGATAATGGGCTTTTTTCAGGATAAAAATATCCTTTAGACGGTAGATCGATAATTTCCGTCGGAAACGTAGTTTCGGGCATGTCATTCTCCTTAATAAAACTTATAACTAATTGTAAATATAACTAAAATCTATCAAACAAATTTTTATTTTGGTATTTATTTTTTTGAAGGTGCGAATTTATCTTTAATTGGTTTCAAAATCATATCAAACACGATATCATCATATTTAGTAGGTGTAAGTTTCACGATTTTTTCTGCTGCGTAAATACCAACTAAAACATATTCCCAATTTGCTGCTATCCATTCACTCATTTTTATTCTCCGTTATTAATTAGAATTGTAAGATTGCGTAATCATAACGCAATTGTAATTCAATATCTACTGGATCTGTTCCATTTGCAAAATCCAAATCATTAAAGTTTGCATCTTGTACCCATGCTCCTTTTAATGTCCATTCTTCAACAACATCACCAACTGGACCTAATAAATTAAAAGATACATCCTTTTTATAAAAATCTGAATAACCATCTCTTCCTGTTACTGATTCGTGAGATAATCTAACCCATTCCATTGCTGCCTGTGCTGCAGAAGGAACTACTGGGTCATATAATGTTACCGTTAATGGTTGCCATTCACCTTTTCCTTTAATATATCTCTTTACATTAATATGGTCTAACACTATTTCTTCAAATGTAATCTGGGGCCTACTAGCTGTTTTAATCAAGTATGCAGGAATACCTTCGATATACATGACATACCGATTTTTAGTTTTCGGTTCAAATGGGGTAAACATTATTTCAGTTGCGTCAATTAACTCAGGCATCTTTTCTTCTCCTAAATAAGATTTCTTTTCAGTAATAAATATAGCGGTTATGAAAAATTGCGCTTATATTAATAATATCCTTTAGAAGTTTTTTTGAAGTTTTTATAAAAACAAAAAACCCCAGTAAAAACTGGGGCTTTTAGTTATCTTATAAAGATATTTTATTATTCTGGAAAGGTTGCTCCAGTAGGTTGAACAACAAAGTCCAATACAATGAACTCAGCAGTTCTTGTAGGTTGAACAAATATCTGTCCAACTAACCTATTTCTATCTATTTCATCAGGTGTGTTGTTTGATTCATCCATCACTACCCTAAAAGCATTCAAACCACTATTGGACTGTACATTTTCAAGATATGGATTAACCGTATTCAAGAAACGATTTCTTGTTGCGGTTGTATTCTGTTCAAACACCAAGAATTTAGATGTTGAAGCGATAAACTTCTTCAGATTAATTAACAATCTACGAACATTAATCCTATCAAGTGCTGAAGGTTTGGATTGTAATGTTTTTTGTCCAAACACCGTCGGTCCTTGACCTGGGAATGTTGCAATTGGGTTAATTCTTTCTTCATAAAGCTTATCCCTCTCTGCATGATTTAACTTAAACTTAGCTTTAGAGGTTATAGTCAATCCACCTCTATTTAATCCTGCAGGTGCAAACCATTCTTGACCTATCCTGTCATTAAAAGCAAATACACCAGATAAAGCAACTGAAGGTGGTACCCAAATTGGTTCCACATTGCCGCCTTCTATGGCATAATTTACTTGTACCCAGGGATAATACGTAGCTGCATAATTAGTATCTAGAGATCCAAGAGCACTAGTTGCTTGCGAAATAGTATCCGCCCAATGGAATCCATCCATTATATAGAAACAATCAGCTCTTTCTTCCACCTTAGTTATAGCATGTTCGGTAATATTATTATGACAATTACTACCATCTTTACTATGAATAATTCCAGGAATTACCAACATATTAATATCGAATTCATCTGGATTAGATACTGTATTAATAGCTCGTTTGTATAATGTAGTTCCACTAGTACTTGAAGTAGAACAATCAAATCCCATTACATTAGTAGTAGATATATCATTACCCATAGATGGTTTTGAAGCTGGATCTACACCATCAAATCCCCATTGAAAAGGAACTGCAAATCGTCTCTGACCTATATCAGATAAAGCTAATGTTATCTTTTCGTCACCCTTACTGCGCGCACTATCGGCCGGATTACCTGGTAATGTATCTGAACTATCATGACCATAGCAATTATTTAAACTAAAGCATTCATTAGATCCAGTTCCTGTTCCACTTGGAATAGGTGAAAGATAAGCTGCTCCATCATTATCATAATTGCCTCTTATTCTATTCGATGTTCCAATGTCCATGAAATCAAATCCATGATACGCACTTGCTTGAAAGGTTTGTTGATTAGTATTATCAACCTGTTGAAGCTTCATTGAAGCTGAAGGTACTATAGTACCACCTGGAATTGGATTAGATAAAGATGCATACCCATACGGTACTACCGATTTTGGATAATTTTCTAAGTTTTGATAATCTCCAACTCTACACCATTTAGATCTATTTGGAAAGTTTCCATGATATGTCAACCTACCATTAGCATCTACGACTACATGAGAATCTCCAATTTGTTTTGCAAAATAGCTTGGAGAAGCTGGGTTAAAATCACAATTTTCCCAAGTTTCTGGTGCTCTACCATCTAGAGGTATAATAGACAAAGTAAAATCTCCATAATCAGATCCTGGAATTGTTCCAGCTGCTCTAATATTAGAAATACCTACTTTATATTCAGTATTCATATCAGTACCATGACCTAATGTATATACTCTAAATAAGTTTTTAAAACTTCTATCCGAAGATTTATCCCAACCAGTTGCTCCCTGGTCTATAATATAAGGTGTTCTTGCAGTACAATAATCAACATTTCCACCCCATGTAGCTGAGTTACCTACTGCATCATATTGAGCAGTATAAGCTCCATTAGTTCCACCAGCAAAATTTAATCCTGCGGATGCTGAAGTACTACCAGTAGCTGATATAGCAGTTGCGTCGAGGATCGACATATCTGCTGTAGTATGAAACGCCTTATAGAGATATGCATAATCAGTATTACTTAACGGATCTGATGCTATCTTTTTAGCAAAATAATTTGCACTACCACTATCTAAACTTAGTGTTGAAAAAGTTTGATAGGTTCCGCCAGCTCCTATTATTTGTAGATCAAATGTATTATTAGTCTCATCTACAGATGCCGTAACAGAACTTGCAATTCCAACATTCTGTCCAAGTCTTGTATTTGATACACTGAAAACCACTGCAGACCCTGATGACAACCCTTCTCCGGACGCTCCGAATGAGCCAGACATTACTACATTTACATAATCTGCTCTATATCCACCTGTATGCATTACCCGAACTACCGTTACGCTAGATGCGGATTTTAAGTATTCTTGTACTGCGAAGGGAACATAGGATGTTTTTATATTTTGACCAAATCTTTCTTCAAATTCTCCACCACTCGTTACAATAGTTGGAACGAACGCTGGACCTTTTTGGGTTGGTCCAATCATTGCTGCTCCAATATTAGCTACACCTTGAGGGAGATAAGAAAGATCTGTTTCCTGCGTGAATACGCCAGGACTAACAATTCTTTCTGCCATTTAATTTCTCCTAGATTTTAGATTAAAAATTAGTTATAAAAGTCAAATATTATTTAGTATAAATATAAAATTAAAATCCCAAAATTACTCATTCGGCGTAAAAATACCGGTATCTAGGTCTAAATTTCCAATTCCATACTTGGAAGTTAGGTCTTCAACAAGTTTTCTCTCATCTTCTTGAGCAGTTGCATGTTGCGCTAACAATTCATCTTTCTGAGTATCCAAAGAATCCAAATTTTCTTGTAATCTCTCAGAAGCAATTGAAACTTGTCCTAGATTTACTGTAATTTGAGTATAACGATTTTGTAATTCTCTAATTTTTTCAGTTTCTTCTGCAGCAATCTTAACTTCTGCAGTTTTAT